CCTATTCCTAAAGACATACACAAATCATCATTGTATCCAGTCATTGCTTCAACCTTGCCTGTTTTCCAGACGAAAGTTTCCAATTCTCCCAACATTCTAGACGAATATATGTTTACGGATTTGTCTCGGAAATATTGTTCCAGTCTGGAAATTATAAGCGGTCTGGTTTTCAACGTCGTGGAAAATCCAGGAACCATCTTCTTTTCTTCCGTATAAAACTTAGTAACTATCTGCCGTTGAACCTCAACATACTTTAAATCCGTGGTGCTATAAAAAAGATTCGGGTAGTTTTTATCAATAGCCACTTGCAATGCCGCCCAGCCAATTCCTGTATTTTCAACAATCAACAGTGCATTATTATACATCGTGGCCGTGTTTATTAACATGTGCCCAAACGTTGTAGTATCAACTTGTCCCTTATATTCAGCACATTGATTTAACGTTTCTATGTCTAAAACGTGATATGCCGAATAATCCGTTCCATCTCCACGGGCTACGTCGGCACAAACGATATAACTTCTGGAATAATCCGGATATTCCCATATCCACTCCGATCTATCAATTCCACGACATTCTTGTGGCTCCGTCATTATAGCATCACGATAATATTCAATGGTCGATAATTCAACCAGTGTTGTTCCTGATGTCAAAAAGTCGCAATCACATTCCTGCGATGCTTCTTTTGGCGACTTAGCTACGGCAGTTTGTTGATCTCGCCATGTTTGGTTTCGTTCTGGATGAAGATTCCACGGCAATTTTATTGGATTGAACAACTTGTCGCCGATCGCTTTTTTGTTCTCCGCATCCTTCCACGTCTTATGAAAGAAGTTTCCGACACCATTGGGTGTTGATAGGATTATGGCTTTACCACCAGTTGACAGTGTTGGAAATGCGGAGGTCCAGATGTCATCCACGCCTTCAATAAACGCCGCCTCGTCAATAACCAACAACGACAATGCAAACGACCGTCCTGCGTCTCCAGATGAAGACGTTGCCTGTATGCGAGATCCGTTTGCGAATTTCAATGACAGTCGGTTATCTTCATCGGCTTTAACTTTCAACCACGACGGCAATTTTCCATTTGCAAATCTAACCTTAGATACGATTTCCTTTGCAACTTCCTGTTTAGTTGATATAACTAGAATGTTTTTGTCTTTGTTAAAAACCATGAGCCACAACGAATATGCGGCGACGAGAGTAGAAATTCCCATCTGTCGAGATTTCAACACGATATTGAAATCGTGGCTTACAAAATCAGTCAGTGTTTTTTCTTGAAACGGAAACAGTGCAAACGGTATCGTTCCTCGAATTGGATGTTGAATTTTGATGTATTTCTTCATGAAATACACCGGATCCTCGAAACACCGTTGGTATTCTGATTTTATTACATCTTTTAACGTGGCCGGCGACGACTCCATATTATTGTTGTGTTTCCAATTTTGAAAGCGACTGTGAACAATCCTCGATAGATTGTGTTATATTTTTCAAATCTTGTTCAGCCTCTTCTATAAACTTGTCACGGGAAACGTCATCCCACTTGTCATACGAACCATCTTCGTTCATGTATTTCAGCACGTTATCTTTGTTTTTCAACCAGGCCAAAGACTCCTCCACCTTCAATTTCAGTTCTTCCAAAAAAGACTTTTGGCTTTTAATCACCTTCGTTTGTTCGTATTTTTCAAACGTGCCGTCCAATCGCATTTTAGTTTCTTCTTCAATGACACAATTATAACACTTTCCGGTCTTGTTGAAAAATTTTTCATCCAAATGTGTTCCTCCCCAGTAAATATCCATCTTACAACTGGAACACAACTGGCGGGTCATCTCCTTCGTATCATGCAACACCTTGCTTATTTTAGTGGAACCGAGTTGTATCCACTCTTTTCCATCTCCGTCGGTCCATACCTCGCCTTCTTTCCGTTTCTTTTCTTGTTTCGGAGTATATCCAACTTGTGTAAATGGACGAACTCCATCCAAGTAATCTCGTATAATCGAGATGTTTGATTTGTTAGCAGCTCTTTTCATAGTCAGTGACAGTAATATCCGGGTTATACATACACGGAGATGGTCAATTATCTCTTTTTATATGACAGATGCTGGCAAAAATCCTGTATTTTTCTTGGGAACGAAGACGTTTCGACCAGTCACGCTAGGCAACAATCTGTAATCTTCGGTGGCCGAAGAGTCGGAATTTTTCTCCATCAATTTTACTACCACGGAATCTATGCCATCATAATCTATGTCGTTAACGTTTGTATAAACAATCCGATGCGAATCTGGATTCCATGACAAAAGTCTCTCATTTGTGTATGAACTCTCTACGATTCCAGATACGGAAATGGTTCCGCCAATCTGAATTGACCCTGTGGTGTAAATGTCTTGCCCCACCCAAAGGCTTTTTGAAACTTCTAAACTTCCTGATATGAAAGTGGTTTTGTTAGGATCTTTTAACCCCGGAATGAAAGACGATAGTGAACTTCCGGATGCATCAAACGATGCGATTTTTCGTAAATCGGAATATACCAAATTTGAATTTACATCAAAAAGTTCGGCCTTTATTTCAAAACTTTCGTTTGCTATATTGACTGGAAATGGAATTCGGGTTATCAGTGTGTCGGGAGAAAATCCGAAATCTCCATACGGTTTAAGAGACAGCTTTGACAACATTACCGCACATTTTCGTGGAACAACAACTATCGTTCCGTATAAATCAGACGACACGGTGAACAATATTTTGTAGTCGGTATGCGATTTTTCTCGGATGGGTTCCACCGCCCATACCTCCCCCAACTTTAACAAACCACGTTGTTCTTTAACCGCATTATTTTCCAACGATACACCTGGAGATGAACTTGTAAAATAGAATTCCAAACCGACATCCACGTCATTTAATACCGAATTGTCTTTTTTAAGAATTGCATCAAACGACAACAAATAACTTACATCCGATTTCAATTCTAAGAAATTGGAGTCGTATGACGAACCTGAACTTTGTTGGAATTCCGATGCATCATATGCGATGTATGTTGAATCTCGCCCCACATTAGACGAATTGTCCTTTACTATAACAAAATTCGTCAACGAATTGATACGGGAATATGATGACGTCGGTGTTATAGATAAAGCATCTATTATTACATCCGAGGAGTGATTTAACGTAAGTGCGGGTGAATTAGAAAACCAATATTTATCAACATGTCGTTGATTATAAAACGATCCCATTTTATCAAACGACTTGTTAGTTGTTAACCGGTCACGTAACAGTTCATATGGGGTCAACGGTTCGTCTGCAATCAGTTCAAAATCTCCCGGAGAAAACAAACTCTTCCTATACAATTTGTGTCTGGAAATAAACCCGGAAAAAGTCTTTAGGTTTCTATAAATAACATCCACGAACGATTGTTTTACAAGCGACGAATTGTTTGTATTGGATACAAGATAGCTGGAACTCTCGGAGGCGGTATTATAGACCACATACGGATATTGCATGTGAAATTCCCCATCCACTACATTGACTACCACTTCGTTTTTTCTGCCATCCTTAGACGTGATGACGTTTGACAACATCAGTGACGAGTCATTCAATACTCGTTTTACAGATAACGATGTCGTAAATGCTACATTTGAGTTTCTAAAAGAAAATGGAGACTGTATAGTTTTTACATACAAATCCACGACAACATTTTCAAGTTGAGCATTGAACGATGCTGTCGGGTTGCCCGGTGGAAAATATGATTTGTTAAATAACCGATAGTCCGTATCAACATTTTGTTGATTGACAAGTAACGTATCTTTTGTCGGAGTTACTGCGAATGTGTAAAAAGACCCCGATAATGTTATCGTCTTGTTTAGATCTCCCACGGACGACAGAACGGGAGACAAAATCGGTCGCAATTCCAATGTCGGTTTTTGATAGAATCGAACTGATGAGGAGTTCCGTTTCGATTTGTCGATGATGACGTTTCCAATCCATTTTACGGTTGCTCCATTCTTTGCAATGCCATAAAACGTAAGTTTGCCCGGTCCGTTAGAATTCTCGGAAAAAATATAAACTGACAGTATGTTAGATGACGATTCTTTGTATGTCGCAGTAGTGGAAGTCGTGGATTCAATGTATAATGAGTTGCCATCCGAATCCAAACATTCCACTAAAATTTCCGACCCGGATTTTAATAACTCAGACCCGTTGAACGTTACAACATTTTTTCCAGCAGTTAGCGTCGGAGAAAATTCTTGTAAAACGAAATATTTTGATAAAAAGTCGTTGTCCAAAATGTCTGATTTTTTGGACAACAACCCTAATTCAACACCACGTTTTCCATTTCCACTCAAGAGTTCCATACTTTATTGCATTTTACTACAATAAGTATGG